CGAAGGTCAAAGATCTTTAGTGGTGTTTATTGAAAGTTTATTAAATCACAAAGAATAACTTAAGGAGTTATAATGGACAATCAGACAACTGCTCCAGTGGAGCAATCTGAGCAACCGAAAGATGTTGCTCAACAACCTGAGACGACATCTGAGGTTAAAGAAACTGTTTTAGCTGAAGCTACTACAGAACAAAAAGAAGCTGAGCCAAAGGTTGTTAATTTTAAAGAATTAATACCTGAGAAGTATAAAGAAGAGAAAGCTTTACAAAATTTTACAAGTATAGATGATTTTGTAAAATCTTATCTTTCAGCTCAAAGATTAGTTGGCGCTAATAAAGTTGCTATACCAAATAAAATGGCAACTGATGAAGATTGGGAAGAGGTTTATTCTAAATTAGGACGACCTGCTAAACCTGAAGATTATAAATATTCTTTTAGCGAAGAAGAGATTAATCAGGACCAACTTAAAAATTTTAACGAGACTGCGCATAGAATTGGTTTATTACCTAAGCAAGCAGAACGTATCATTAAATTTTATAATGAAATGAATACGCAGGCTGAAGTAGATAATCAAAAAGCTTTTGAAGCTAAACAAGCTGAAGCTATGACAGATCTTAAAAAAGAGTTTGGACCAACTTATACTAAGAGATTGGATCAAGCTAAAAAACTTGCAGTCGAAACTTTAGGAAACGATATGCTTAATAATACTGTTCTTAAAGACGGATCAAGATTAGGTGATAATGTTCAAGTAATAAAAGCCTTTTCTATGCTTGCTGATAAATTATCTGAAGATGAGATAATTAAAGGTGAAGGATCAAACTATCAAACTGCTAGTGAGATTGAAAAAGAGATTGCTGAATTAACTGAGGACGGATCACCATATTGGCAAAAGACACATCCTAATCACGTTAAAACTGTTGATAGAGTTTTCAAATTAAGAGAGCAGCTCAATGGCTAACGAAAAATTTGAGCCAACAGAGAATATTTCAGATATTGAGATTAGATTGGAATGCTTGAGACTAGCGACAGAGTTTAGTCCTGAGTATGAGAGAAAAGATCCAATACCAGTTGCAGATAAATATTTTAACTGGGTAAAACAAGTTTCAAGCGATAATCGTAAGACCGCTAGAAAAAAAGTCTAATTGCAGACTATAAAGGCAAAGACGAGATCCTCGTAAGAGGAAAATCAAATCGATTAAATCAATCAACCATAAGAGGAGGAACTTATTATGAGTTCTCAAATAACGACTGCATTTGTTCAACAATACTCGAACAACGTGCAAATGCTTAGCCAGCAAAAAGGCTCACTCTTAAGAAATAGTGTTGATGCGGAAACTATCGTTGGGAAGCACGCTTTCTTTGAACAAGTTGGATCTGCAGTTGCAGTAAAACGAGTTTCAAGACACGGTGATACTCCACAAATAGATACGCCTCACGCAAGACGAAGAGTGTCTATGGTCGATTATGAATATGCTGATTTGATCGACAAACAAGATCAGGTCAGAACTCTGATCGATCCAACATCATCTTACGCTCAAGCTGCAGCTTTCGCTTTAGGCAGAGCAATGGATGATGAAATCATAACTGCTATCAGTGGTACAGCTTTCTCAGGTGAGACTGGTTCAACATCAGTTGCTTTACCTGCAGGAAGAAAAATAACTGAAAGTGGTACGGACGGATTAACAATTGCAAAATTAAGAGAAGCTAAAGAAAAATTCGATAGCGCCTCTGTTGATCCTTCAATTCCGAGATACATCGTTGTTGGTCCAAAACAGATCTCTGATCTATTAGGAACAACTCAAGTGACATCTTCGGATTTTAATACAGTGAAGAGCCTCGCAAATGGAGAAATTTCGTCATTTCTTGGTTTTAACTTCATAACTTCAAACAGATTATCATTAGCGTCTAATAAAAGACTTTGCTTAGCTTATGCTGGTGACGGCATCAAGTTAGCTTTAGGTCAAGATATTATGACTAGAATTGATGAAAGATCTGACAAAGGTTATGCAACTCAAGTCTATGTGTGTATGACTATGGGAGCAACTAGAATGGAAGAAGATAAAGTTGTGACTATAGAAGCACACGAAGCATAATTTAGAGGAGGCTTATTATGGCATCAGTAAAAGGAACAAACTTTACTAACATCACTGCCGATCCAGTTGTTAAAGTGGATAGTGGTATGTGGTCAGGTAAATTAAGAGTTCAATACGATAGCTTTGAGGCATCTTCTTTAGCTTCAGGCTCGGACATTTCCGTTGCGAGATTACCAAAAGGTGCAATGGTTTGGGACGTTGTGATAATGCACGATGCTCTTGGATCAGGTGTCACACTAAAAGTTGGTGACAGTGCAGATGACGATAGATACGTTGCTGCAACTGCTGCTGCTTCAGCAGGTGTGATTTCTATGCACAATGACGGTGCAATCGCAGGATTTGGTTTTGAACAAACTGCAGAAACGGATGTTTTGATAACAACTGGTGGCGCTGCTGCTACTGGTACGATCAAAATTAAAATCGTGTACGCAGTAGAATAATCTGCAATTAGACTAGGCGGTGCAATATCTGCCTAGTCTTTCAATAGAATTTTTTAATGAAATATATTTTAGTTTTATATATGTGTTCGATGCTGAGTAATTCTTGTCCTTCAAGTACAGTCTCAGGTTATCAATTTGAAAGTCATTATGATTGTGTCAACGCTGGTTATGCAATCGCACAAAACACATTTAGAAACTTAGAAGAGATAGAAGAATATAACAAAGACTACATCGAGCAAAGTAAGATTGTTGTTAAGTTTGAATGTAGAGAACTTGGAGGAAAAGTATAATGGCATCAGTAGTAGATATTTGTAATTCAGCTTTAAATTTATTAGGAGCTTCAACAATAACAACTTTAACTGAAGATAGTAAAAACGCTCGACTTTGTAATCAAAGATTTGAGCCTATTAGAAATAGAACTTTCAGATCTCACGCTTGGAATTGTTTAACTAAAAGAGTACAACTAGCAAAAGATAGTGCAGCTCCAGTAGTTGAATATGCAAATCAATTTACTTTACCAAGTGATTGCTTAAGAGTTCTAAAAGTTCACAACGGAACAACAGATAGTATCGCATCTTCAATTGACTATGCAGTTGAAGGAAGAAAAATTAAAACAGATGAAGGTACTGTATTTTTAGTTTATATCGCTCTAATTACAGATCCAAATGAATACGATAGTTATTTACAAGAAGCTCTTGCTGCTTTGCTTGCAGCTGATCTTGCTTATGCAATAACTAATAATGCAACGCTTGCTAAAAATTATGAAGCAACTGCAGATGAAAGATTAAGAGAAGCTAGATTTATTGATGCTACTGAAAATAGTTTAGGAACTATTGAGAGCAGCGAATTTACAGACGCGAGATTATAATGCCACGAACAACACTTGCTTTAACAAGTTTTGTTTCAGGTGAACTTGGAGCAAAGTTAGACGGAAGAACTGACTTTAATAAGTATAATACTGGAGCAAAAACTTTAGAAAATTTTTTAATACATCCTCAAGGAGCTGCAACTCGAAGAGTAGGAACTCAGTTTATTGCTGAAGTAAAAGATAGTTCAAAGAAAACAAGAATTATACCTTTTGAATTTTCTACAGTTCAAACTTATGTACTTGAGTTTGGTAATACTTATATGAGAGTATATAAAGATAAAGGTCAGGTCCTAAGTGGTGGATCAGCTTTTGAAATATCTACTCCATATTTAGAAGCAGAATTATTTGAGATTAAGTTTGCGCAGAGTGCTGACATTTTATACATCACGCATCCTAATCACGCGGTCAGAAAATTAAGTAGAACTGGTCATACATCTTGGACCTTAACAGAATGTAGTTTTACTGACGGACCTTATTTGAGTGAGAACACAACATCGACTACTTTAACTCCTTCAGGAACAAGTGGCAGCGTAAATATAACGGCATCCGCTAGTTTGTTTGCTGCAACTGATGTTGGACGATTAGTAAGCTTTTCAAATGGAAGAGCAAAGATAACTGGATTTACATCTGCAACTGTTGTTGCTGCTACAACTCAAGATGATTTTGATAATACAAATGCAGTGAGCAATTGGAAGCTCGGAGCTTTTTCAGGAACTACAGGACATCCTTCCTGCGTTTCTTTCTTTGAACAAAGATTAGTTTTTGCAGGAACAAACTCAGAGCCACAAACATTATATTTTTCTAAATCAGGTGATTATGAAAATATGACTACTGGCACTAATGCTGACGATGCAATGGTTTATACGATTGCTTCAAACCAAGTAAATAGAATTAGATATTTAAAGTCTCAAAGAACTTTAATTGTAGGAACAACTGGAGGTGAATTTACAGTTTCAGCTGACGGAACGGATGCAGCTATAACACCTACAAATATTGTAATTAAAAAACAAAGCTCCTATGGAACGGCAAATGTAGATGCTATTCCTGCAGGAAACTCAGTTTTATTTTTACAAAAAGCAAAAAGAAAAATAAGAGAATTAAGTTATAACTTTGACACGGACGGCTACGTTGCACCTGATCTTACAATCTTAAATGATATTGTGACTAAATCAGGAATAACTGAAATGGCATATCAGCAAGAGCCTGATAGTATTTTATGGTGCGTTCGTGATGACGGAATTTTAGCAGGATTAACTTACCAAAGATCTGAAAATGTAATTGCTTGGCATAGACATAAGTTAGGCGGAACATTTGGAGCTGGTGCTAGTGCTACTGGATTTGGAGTTGTTGAAAGCGTTGCAAGTATTTCAGGACAACTAACTGAAGATGAATTTTACGTTATAGTCAAAAGAACTATTAATGGAGCTACGAAAAGATATGTAGAGGTCTTTGCTCCTTTTGACTTTGATGAAACTGATGCAACAGATTTTAGATTTGTTGATAGTCATCTGACGTACTCAGGTTCGGCAACGACAACGCTATCAGGATTAGCTCACTTGGAAGGTCAAACTGTTTCTGTCCTAGCGGACGGTGCTACACACGCCGACAAGGTAGTATCGAGTGGTCAAATTTCTTTAGACAGATCCACAACTAAAGCAGTTGTAGGTTTAGCTTATGATAGCGTACTTCAAACAATGCGTATTGAAGGTGGAGCTGCTGAAGGTACATCGCAAGGTAAAACAAAAAGAATTAGTAAAGTTGTTTTAAGATTATTTGAAACTGTTGGTGCAAAAGTAGGTCCAACATTAAATCAATTAGAGACAATTCCATTTAGAACGACTTCAAGTTTAATGAGTAATCCAGTTGACACATTATTAGCTGGTGACAAAGAAATTGAATTTAGAGATGATTACAACACGGACGGATTTATATTTGTAAAACAAGATCAACCTTTGCCTTTATCAATATTGGCTATCTATCCAACAGTTGTGACAAGTGACGGATAATTACAAAATAGTTCCTTATCAAACTCAGCACGGCGACGAAATGATTGAGTTTGGATTGAACGATAAATTAATGGATTATGATGCAAGCTTTAAAGAAAATAGGATCGACTTTGCAATGGCTGGTTTATCTTTTACTTTACTGGACGATAATAAGCCTATCTGTAGTGGTGGCATTATTCCAAGTTGGTTGGGAAATGCTCAAGGCTGGGTTATCTCAAGCAAAAGAATATTTAAAAACAAAATTAGAGCAGCTCGATTAATTAGAGAAAGAACAGATTTACTTTGCGCTAACAATAAGATTTGGCGCTTACAAACTGCAGTCAAAGCTGATTTTAGAACTGGCATAAGATTTGCAGAATTTTTAGGATTTAACAAAGAAGGTCTAATGGTTGGATATGGACCTGACAAAACAGATTATTATTTAATGGCGAGAATATACAAATGAGTTTTATAGGTAATTTTGCGGCTGCTCAATCAGCTAAGGCAATCGGACAATACAATCAAGCAGTTTATTATCAACAAGCTGCTTATGCTAGAAAGAAAGCTGCAGTAAATCAAAAGACATACGATCAAGTCACAAAACCTTTACTACTCAGAAAATTTAAAAAAGATTATTCAAATCAGTTTGTAAATGCTTTAGCTTCAGGTGCAGAGATTAGAGCAGGTGATAGTCCTTATCTTGCTTTGCTAGACCTAAAATATAATCAAGCAACTGAATTAGTTATTGCAGATTTTAATGCAGAAATGGATCAAACAGAATTAATTAACGAAAGTTTATTGCTTGCTGCTAAAGGAACTGGTGCAAGATTTAAAGGCGATATGACTGCAAGAGCAGAAAATATTAAAGGTGTCGCTTCATTATTATCAACGGCAAACTCGGCAGGTTATATCTAATGGCTAAAATAAAAATATCTGAAGTAGGAATAACTCCAAGAACTCCTAATACTCCAAATGTAGAAGGAGCTACAATACCTTTAGGAATTGCAACTCAGTTTGGAAAAGCAGTAGGATCTGTAGGCAAAGTCATTGAAGATATAATGATTGAGAATAAAGCTGAGGAAGATGCTAACGAAGCCTCAGATATTATTACAAGCGTTAATCAAAAGATTACTGAAGCAAAAGCTAAATATAATAGAAGCACTAGAACTGAAGATGTTTTAAATTTTGGAAATGATTTAGATAATCTTGAATACGAAGCATCAAATAAGAATGTTAGAAAACTGGTTGATAAATATATCAGATCTAAAAAAAATTCTGTAGGTTTGGAACTTGGTAATCAGATAATTAGTAGATCCGTTGAAAAATCTGAATTTAATAAAAATAATGATTTAGATAATTATATTATTATGCAGACAAGTAATAATGCAGTTGAAAGACTTAAAGGATTTAGAAATTATGAAAACTTTTTTAAGAGTGCAGATAATCAAAAATTTTATGGTGAAACTAAATTAGCAGAACTTAAAAAAGAAAAAGACCAGTTATTACTTAAAAATATTTATATTAAAAAAATAGATAACAACGATTTAGATTTAACAGATCCAAAAGTTATAGAACAAATAAAAAAAGATTTTGGTTCTGTAGGTGCAAAAGGAATTTTAGAAAAAGCAAGAGCTAAAACTCTTTCAGATGTTTTAATTAGTGATCAACAACAAATCGCTGAAGAAAAGAAAACTGTAGAAACGCAATTAAATAATTTTGCAGTTATTGTTAATAATATAAATAATAGTAAAATAGATAAAGATGCAAAAACTCCAAGCTTAGACCAAGTTTATGATTTGTATCAAATAGGATCTTTAAACACAGCTCAGTACAACGCAATCTTAGAATTTTATCACAACGAAGATAAAGTTGAAGATCAAGATATGTTGGATTTAATAAATGTTCAAATCGTTGCAGCAGCAACAGTTAAAGACTTAGACGATATTCAAGCAGCTCTTAATGGCGATAAAGGAATACTTGATAAAGTATCACCTAAAAATGTTGTTGAGTTTAATAATATTATTGAAAAATATAGAAAAGATACTGGTAAGTTTAATGATTACAAACTTTATTCAGAAAAATTAAAAACAGATGTTAAGGATGTTGCAGGTTTATTTGGTACTAGTGCTGAAGCAGCTGCTAAAACAAAAGTAAAATCAATAAATGCTTTGCAAGAATATAATAGTTTTATTAATGAGAACTATTCACCTCAAGATGCTTATTTAAAAACTATAAGTAAATTTACAGAAAAAGATTTACCTAAGCCTTCTAAGCTGCCAATGCCTGCAGGTTTAAAACTTGTAGATATGAAGCAGACTATAAATAAAAATCCTGATGATGCTCAGAATAAATTCGAGAATGATTTAGCAAAAGCTTACAAAGCAGGAACAATTAATATGCAAGAATATAAAGAAGGTATTAAGAGATTAGATTTTATTTTTGATGTTTTTGAAGTTAGAAAAAATATTATTGGTGAAGAAAAAGATAAAGACGGAAATCTAAAATATTTAGGTGATCTAGGAAAAATTAAAAAGACTGAAGATAAAAAAGAAAAAGAAGGTGGGGTTAGTGGAATGTTTAACACTGCAAAAGAATTTGTTGGAGGTTTAATTGACTAATATACTTGATGATTTTTACTTACCTCTTTTAGAGCAAGAAAAGCACTATTTAAGTAAAGAATATAAATTACTTAAAGCTAATAAAATTGACACTGCAGAGTTTGACGGATTTGAAAAAGATAAAA